ACATCCACAAACGGTGCAATTGCTTGGGCTACTGCCAATAGTGCTGGTTCATATGCTAATAGTGCTTTTGCTAAAGCAAATACTGATGTTACGGATATTGTTATTTCACCGTCACAAGCTTATGGTAATGCAACACATATACCTGTTGTTACTGTTTCTGCAAATGGTCGTATTAATGCAATTTCAACTATTGCCGTTGTTGCAACAGACCCAAGTGCTATTGCGTTTGCGATTGCTTTAGGATAAAATATGGCAAAACCAGTTACTAGAACACAATTTAAAGATTACTGTTTGCGCCGTCTTGGTTGGCCAGTTCTACAAATCAACTTAGATGATGACCAGATAGATGACCGCATAGATGATGCTTTGCAATTTTTCAACGATTACCACTTTGATGGTGTTGAAAAAATGTATATGAAGCATCAAATCACACAAGCAGACATTGACAGGCATTGGATTTATTGTCCAGATACCGTATCGTTTGTAACAGGCATATTTCCATTTGATGATTCAAATTCATCAATTAATATGTTTGATTTGCGTTATCAGTTACGCTTACATGACCTTTATGATTTTACTTCGGTATCATATGTGTCGTATGAGATTACCATGCAACACATTCGGTCATTAAATCTATTGTTTTCTGGTACACCACAATTCCGTTTCAATCGTAAACAAAATAAAATCTTTTTAGATATTGATTGGACACAAGATTTATTGGTTGGTGATTATGTTATTGTTGAATGTTATCGTGCTTTAAAACCAGATACATCAACATTGACAGGTACTGTTACTGCAACTACAACATCAAAAACTGTAACAGGAACAGGCACAGTATTTGACCAACAAATTTTAGAAGGCGATGTAATTAATATTGCTGGCCAAGAAGTTCAGGTGGATAAAATTTTATCACCAACGACACTTACTTTAGTCAATGCTATAGGTTCAAATGTAACTAATGGCAATATAACCGTAACAGGCACATCTGATGTTTGGGACGACCGCTTTTTGAAGAAATATGCTACTGCTTTATTGAAACAACAGTGGGGCACCAATCTTAAAAAGTTTGGTAACATTATGATGCCGGGTGGTGTAACTCTCAATGGTAAAGAAATTTGGGACGAAGCAACACTAGAAATCAAAGAAGTAGAAGAAGATATCTTCCAGTTTAACAGCTTGCCAAGTGAGATAGTAACGGGTTAAAATGAATGGCAACCAACAATTACTTCAATAATTATCCATTAAGCCAGATAACTTCTGAGCAATTGCTCGTAGAAGATTTGGTTATTGAAGCCATGCAAATCTATGGCATGGATGTCTATTATCTTCCAAGAACAACCCGTGACCAAGTAGATTATCTATTTGGTGAAGATACCCTTAAAGAATATGTAACTGCATACCCAATTGAAATGTATTTGGAAAATGTGATGGGTATGGAAGGTGAGCAAGATTTCATTTCTAAATTTGGTTTAGAAATTCGAGACGAAGTAAGAATGTTGGTTTCTCGCCGTAGATTTGCCGCCACAGTAAATCAAATTAGACCAAACGAAGGCGATTTGGTTTATATTCCATTAGTTAAAAACTTTTTTGAAATTACATTTGTTGAACATGAAAATGACCAAGCAATGTTTTATACATTAGGTCGTGGTCGTGGTGGTAATGTTTATGTGTATGGTTTAAAAATGAAACAGTTTGTATTTTCTAATGAGGTGGTGCAAGTTGGCATACCAGAACTTGATGAACAAATTCGTAATTACTATCCAAGAACCACAATTGCTCTTACAGCTGGTTCAGGCACTTTTATTGAAGATGAAATTATTTACCAAGGCGCTAATTTAGCTTCCGTAACAGCACAAGGCCTGGTCTACGATTTTACACCAAATTCTTCTGTAACTGTTTACAGGACAATGGGAACATTCGTATCAGGCCAAGTAAAAGGCAATACAAGTGGTGCAATCTGGACATCTAATGCAGGCGATGACATGACACCATATGATACCGCATTTGAAGATATCATTGATAATAAACGAATTCAAACTGAAGGTAATTCAATTATTGATTTTACTGAAACAAATCCATTTGGTGAACCGTAATGCTAGGTCAAGCACAATATTATAATCGTTCAATTCGTAAAATAGTAGTGGCTTTTGGCACACTATTTAATGATATTCAACTTCAGAGATACTCTAAAGATGGCAATACAAAGTATGAACTCTTTAAAGTGCCTTTGTCTTATGGCCCAAAAGAAAGATTTTTAACACAGATTACCTCTGACCCAACATTAACAAAATCTGTGAATGTTGTTGTGCCTCGTATATCATTTGAACTTACAGGTATGTCATATGACCCGAGCCGTAAGCAACAATCTCTTTTACAGAATTTTGCCAAAAGTGCCGATGGTGGTTTAAACACACAATATGCCCCTGTGCCATATGACTTTAGTTTTTCAATGTCAATCTATGTAAGAAACACAGAAGATGGCACACAAATCGTAGAACAAATTATACCGTTCTTTAAACCTGATTTTACCGTATCAGTTAACATGATTCCTGGCATGGACCAAAAGTATGATATGCCAATTATACTTAACTCTGTCAATACAACTATTGATTATGAAGGTGGCCTTAGTGACGGCACAACTCGTTTAATTCTTTGGGACTTAGAGTTTACTGTTAAGAGTTATTTGTGGCCTGCCGTCAAAGAAGATGTAAAAGGTCTTATTGGTGCTGCTTATGCAAATACGGCTGCACCAGGTAATGTATCATATGGATTTGCACAAACAAATATCTACATCGACCAACAAAATAGAGATGCTCAAAAGGTCTATGTTAATTATGCAACAGGTAATAACTACTATACCACGGGTGAAACAATTCGTGTTGACCGAACAGGTGCAAATGAAATTACAGGCAAAGTAATCTACTTTAGTAATAATTCAACTGGTGTGTTAATTGTTGGTGAGCTAAATAACCTATTAAAAGCAAATGATGTGGTTACAGGAGATTATTCTGGTGCTGAATACACGGTTACTTCAGTAGATATTTCACCACTTAAAGCAGTATCAATTGTAACCAGAGCTGTCCCGGCCAATACAGCTCCTGATGATAACTTTGGTTTCTCTGATACAATTACCGAATGGCCAAATACCTTGTTATGAAAAAATTAAATGAAAAACTATCTGAAGCATTAGAAATCGAACCAATTGAGTTAGTTCCTTCAAATCAAATTGTTGAAGTAAAAGACCCAATTGAAGATGATGCTGAGTTTGCAAGACAGAATCTTCGTGACCTAATTGAAAAAGGTAACGAAGCGGCAGACCATATTATTGCGGTTGCCAAACAATCTGACCACCCAAGAGCGTTTGAAGTTGTGGCTGGCATGTTAAAAAACTTGGCAGATATGAATAAAGATTTACTAGAGGTTCAGAAACGCAAACAAGACCTGCAACCAAAACAGATTGAACCAAAGGGAACAATCAATGTCGATAAAGCAGTTTTTGTTGGTTCTACTGCCGAGTTAATTAAACAATTACGGGAAAATAAATAGAATACTATGGAAACATTACAAGACATAATGAAAAAAGTCCTTGCGGATACATTTGCTTTGTATCTGAAGGCTCACAATTACCATTGGAATGTGGAAGGTTCAAACTTTCCACAATACCACGATTTTTTTGGCAATCTTTATGAAGAACTGCATGGCGCAGTTGACCCAATTGCAGAAGAAATTCGCTCACTAGATGCTTACGCACCAGGTTCTTTTACTCGCTTTATGGAACTTACAGACATTGAAGATGAAGTAACTGTGCCAGCTGGTGTTGAAATGGCCCGCCGTTTAATGACCGATAACGAAAGAGTTTTGGCAACATTAAACATGGCATTTAAACTTGCAGATACAATGGATAAACAAGGTCTTGCTGACTTTTTAGCAGGTCGTATTGATGTTCACAACAAACACGGATGGATGCTTCGTAGCATTACAAAATGAGTGATGATATTTTCTACATTTATCAACATAGAAAAAAAGATTCTAAAGAAATATTTTATGTTGGTAAAGGCAAAAAATTTAGGCATTTAGAAGAATCAAATAGAAATACCTATTGGCATAATATTGTCAATAAACATGGATTTTTTTCAGAAATTTTATTTGACGGTTTAAATGAAGAATTGTCTTTATTAATTGAACAAGAATTAATCGACAAATATAAAAAATTAAATATTTCTTTATGTAATCTGACTGCTGGTGGCGAAGGTGTTTCAGGTTTTAAACATTCAGATGAGGTTAAAAAATTAATTTCTACACAGTCCAAAGGTAGAAAACACAACGAATTAGCAAAAGAAAAAATAGGCAATTATTGGAGAGGCAAAAAAAGAGAATCTTTTTCTGAAGAACACCGCAAAAAAATTGCTTTAAAAAGACAAAAACAGATAATGAAGCCTTTGACTGAAGAAGTTAAAAATATTATTTCTTTAAAAAATACTGGTAAAAAAAGAACACCGGAACAAAGAAAAAAAATATCTGAAGCCACAAAATTAGCTCTGTTAAAATTGAAAGGTTTATAATGGCTGCAGAAGGTTATTTGGGAAACCAAAACCTAAAAAAGGTTGGTGTTGAACTATCTTTTACTGAAGAACAGTTAACAGAAATAGTCAAATGCACCGATGACCCGGTATATTTCATTCGTAAATATGTAAAGATTGTCAATGTGGACTTAGGTTTAGTTCCATTTGACATGTGGTCTTTCCAAGAGGAAATGGTTCGTGATTTTCA